GACGTTACCCCTTATCCTGTGGATTGGGAAGACCGGGAGCGGCAAACCCTCTTTGCTGGGTTCGTTCTTGGCATTGCTAGGGGCATGGGTCATAAGCTAAGGTGGGGTGGAGATTGGGATCAAGATTTTCAAGTAATGGACAATCGCTTTGATGATTTTCCACATTTCGAGGTAAAAGACTAATGCCCGGCACAACAGACACAGTAAAAGCAAAACTTACACCCGGTGAATTTGTAATTCGCAAAGAAGCCGTAGATATGATAGGGGTTCCTATGCTAAATAAATTAAATGATATGCCAGAAGAAGGTGGTCATTCCGCAATAGATAATATTATTAACATGGCGACATTAAGTAATATGAAAATGATGTATGGTGGTGGAATGGTAAGGCCTAATTATGCTGGTGGTGGTATGGTGATGGATCAGTATGGTCATGGTGGTATGGTAAAAAATAAAATGATGGGATATGGCCATGGAGGCATGGTGAAAGATAAGATGATGATGATGGAGAAGGGTGGACAGTTAAAGATGGTGCCGGAAGATAACCCCGGTTTAGGTAAGTTGCCAGAAATGGTACGAAACCGTATGGGATATATGCAAGATGGTGGGATGGTAGAAGATAATTTGATGGGTATGATGGGTGGCGGTATGGCTAAGAAGAAAAAGGGCTATGGATATCAAGAAGGTGGAATTGTAGGGATGATAAAGAATTTGTTTTCTAAAAAGCCCCTACAGTCAGAACCCGTTGAAGATATAGAGCAAAGCAGTGCTCCTATGGTAGATATGGACAGGGTTTTAGCCATGAGTAATGCAAGAAAAAAATTGTCTCCTGAATCTAGAGAGTTGGTGGATATTGGAGCCGCCAGTATTCCTATTCCAACTCCCCGGAGTTACAGTGAAAGGGTTTCAGAAAGAAATAGAAAACTTATGGATGAGTATGGCGATATGAAGACTGCAATCGGTCGTCTTTCTTTCGACCAGTTAATGGATGCAATCCCCAAATATCAAGAAGGTGGAGAGGTGATGTTTCCACCACAACCTGCCGACCCGTTACAAATAGACATGCGACAGGCTGATCCCAGCATATATGAGGGTAGTGTGTTAGGTGGCGGTGGTATGGGGCAAGACCCACTACAAATAGATGAAAGGATGGCAAACCCTGAAATGTATGAAGGGAGTACATTGGGTGCTACTGTTGACCCCCTACTTATGGAGTCTGAAATGTTGGAAGATGAGATTGTACAAAATCAAATGATGCAGGAAGAGTTGATTGAGGAAAAAGCTCGTAAGTCATTAGAGTTGCTTAAGCTTATGGGAGTATTGAGAGGTACTGCGGAGGCACTTGATTCTCCAGATGGTCGTTCTGGAGTCGAGGTTCCTCGTTCTTCTACGTTAGAGGGGTTTTTACAACCCATGCCTTATCGGGAATATGAAACTTTTCCATATCCTTATAAAAACAAAGTTAATTAATGGCAGAGCAAGATTCCAGAGCTAAATACAATGAAGAGTTATATCGGGAGTGGAGAGACGCTCGTTCTGACTGGGATACAGAAGCTCGTAAAGATATTGACTTTTACCTAGGCAATCATTTTACAGCGGATGAGTCGGATGAGTTATCATCTAGAAATCAAGCTGACATACCAATGGATCGCATCTCTGCGGCTATTGAAAAATTTAAAGCAGTTCTGACTTCAAGACCTCCAGCCTTTACCATAACACCAAGAGAAGATGCAGATGTGCAAGTTGCTTCTTTGTGGCGCACTATTATGGGTTATGTATGGCAAAATTCAGATGGAGACTGGCAAATGAAGCAGGCGATACAGGATTATGCTACTACGGGAATGGGATATCTATATGCATACATTGACACAGAGTCAGACTTTGGTAGAGGTGACGTAAAATTCACATACGTAGACCCATTTCGGGTTTATGCTTCTCCTAGCTCCCGTGATCGCTGGTTCGGCGATTCGGATGGTCTTATACTTTCCACCATCCTTACTGGCGAACAAGCCGTCAACCTCTACCCAGAATTAGGTGATAGAGTAGACCCCGTAACTGGGGAAAAAATAGAAGGTCTTATTAATGATATATCTGGTTTTACTTATGATGAAGAAGACTACCCATCTTCCCAGAATAGAAACTCTATGAGCGTATTCACACCAGCGGAGGTAAAGGATAAGGACTATTATCAAGTAAAGAAATATCAAATATTGGAAAGATTTTATAAGGTGAAGGTTCCTTATTATCGTATTATCGATATGAAAACACAAGAAGAGGATATTCTATCTCAAGAAGAATACATTCAATTTGCCGAGGCTAATTCAGAAGTGTTTGAAATGGGCGGGTTTACCGCTATCGAAGTCTTTCAAACCCGTGTAAAAGTTTGTGCATCGATGGGTGAGGTAGTGCTTTATGAGCAGATATTAAATACCGATGAATACCCCATAGTTCCACTACCAAATATCTGGACTGGCACACCTTACCCTAAGTCAGACGTTTCCAGAGCCAGACCTATGCAACGCTTATTGAACAAGCTGTGGTCTTTAGCGTTATCACATGCTCAGGCTTCAGCGGGTTTAAAGCTATTGGTTCCGTTGGGGAGTGTGGATGATTTAGATCAGTTGGAAAAGGACTGGGCTAATCCCAATGCTGTGATTGAGGTAGATTCTTCACAGGGAGAGCCTCACTATCCAGCACCTCAGCCGCTAGCTGGAGAGTTTTATAGGTTAATACAACAGTCGGAATTTTATATTGATTTTATATTTGGGCTTCCTGAGATGATGCATGGCTTTGCGGAAAAAGCTCCTGAAACTATGCGTGCCACTGAAAGGATGATTGCATTAGGTAGCGAAAGACCAAAGTCAAAGCTTAGAGATATTGAATTTAGTATTAACAAGCTTGGAAAAATTTTATACAATCTATCCAAAGGTCACTACACATATAAAAAAATATTTAGGTTGGCCCAACCGAATAACAACATAACGGAGGTTATGGCAAATTTTTATACAGATGTCTCTGGTGCTGTACTTGACTTGAAAAAAGAAAGACATGCCTTAGATCAACACGATATACGAGTTGAGTCTGGCTCTACTATGCCTTCTAGTAAATATGCCGAGCTTGCGGTATATCTAGAAGCTTTCCAAATGGGCATTGTGGATAGGTATGAAGTGTTGAAAAAGAATCCAGAGCTATTTGATAAGGAGGGTATTATGCGAAGAACAGAAGAGAAGCAATTAATGCAACAGCAAATGCAAGCTATGGAAGAACAGATAAAGAATTTGCAAGGTGACTTGCAGACCGCACAAAGAGAATCTGTCAGTGATAGAAAGAGAGTCGAGGTTGAGAAGTTTAAATCTCGTTTATCTGAGGTTAACTCAGAATCTAAGGCTGACAGGCGAGTGCAACGTAGTAAACTAGAAAATGAGGTGAAGCTAGAGGTGGAGAAATTATCCAATAATCTCAAAGAGGTACAGAGAAAGGTTAGTTCCGCTCCGGAAGCCTAGACATCTAAGGAGAAAGCTATGTCTACAACAGAACAACAGGAAGTAAATGTCCAAAACGATGAGGCCGTAACAAATGAGGCCTTTGTGGAAGATATCGTTAATCAACAAACTGGGCCTGAAAATCCAGACCAAGTTCAACAGCCAGTACAAGAACAGACTACTTTAATAGATCATGAAGCAGAAGCAAAAAAGTTTCAATCTATGTATGATCGGTCACAAGCCGAAAATGCTAAATTGCAACAAGGTGCTCAAATACTTCAACTATTAGAGCAGAGACCAGACTTAGTTCAGGCATTGGAAAACGGTATAGCTAACCCACAAGGCGCATCAGTTCAAGAGCCTACTGTCGGAAAGGATGATTTCAATCCTTGGGAAGCCTTTACAGAAGATGGCTCCGAGTCAAGTAAATTTGTTAAGCAACAAATTGATCAAAGAGTTGACCGGATGGTATCAGAAAGGCTTGCTAAACAACAGCAACAGATGCAAGCCGATATGCAAATGCAAAACACGGTAAATGAACTGCGAGGAGTGTATAAAATGTCTGATGGTGACATTCAAGACTTTTTACAGTTCACTACCAAACCAAAAGAGCAGGTAGGTTTAAACAATCTAGTAAAGCTTTGGCAAATGCAAAACGGGCAATCAGTTGCTAATAATGATACAATGGAAGCGGTAAATGCGGCAAAACAAGCTCCTAGAACTGCTGGCGTTCTTCAAGGCCAACCTCAGACATCACAAAAAAATGATACTGACAAGGTTTTTGATGCCGTCATGGGGAATAGTGGCTCTTTGCGATTACCGTGACGTAATAAACAAACCACAAACCAAGAGGTAATAAAATGGCAATATCATACAATACTGGAACTTTAAAGTCCAGTGATATCACAGCTTCTACCACCTCTGCTGGTGTAGGTCAGGCTCCCGATAGGAGACGGATATTTAATTTTGGAGATAGGGTTGCTGAATTAGCACCTGAAGAATCTCCATTCTTTGTATATCTATCTCAGGTAGCCAAAGCACCTACCGATGATCCAGTATTTCGTTACTTGGAAAATCGTAACAAAATTAACTTTACAGATCGTTCACTTCTTTTGGCGGCTGATGTTAATGGTGGCTCCGCTGTGTCCGCAGGATCGTCTTATGCGTTTACTGTTGATACTGCTGGTGGAGCGGCTGTTGAATATCTGCTAAAAGGTATGGTGGTGGCTGTTCAAACCGCAGACCGTACTGGTGATGTAGGTATTGGGCACACGATTGTTAGAGTTGATTCAGCAGTAACACATGGTAGTAGTTCTTCTACGTTTACTGGTAAGATTATTGATGTCTCAAATAGTAATGTTTCGGGATATAATGTTCTTAGCAATAATGACGTAGCGCAAATAATAGGTACTTCCTTTGAGGAAGGGTCGGGTGCTCCTGATGTTTTTTCCACAGAGCTTGAAGATAATTATGGGTATACCCAAATCTTTAAAACAGCCGCTGAAATGACAAACACAGCGTACGCAACTCGCTATCGTGGGTATGCAGACGAGTGGAGTCGTTTATGGGCTGATAAGCTACGTGAGCATAAAATTGACATTGAAAGAGCTATGCTCTTCGGTCAAAAAGCTCGCCAAGGTGGTATTCAGTACTCTGAAGGTCTAGTAGGTCACATACTAAAAAATGTTAACCCAGTTGTAAATACGGATGACTTTAGCTATACCTCAGGTAGTTCATACTATCGAAGTGTTGCACAGGCAGAAATGACTTATGATAGATTACTTAGTGATCTTGAGGTAATTTTTGACCCTGCTAGAGGTGGAGCTTCAGATAAGTTGGTACTATGTTCTTTACCGGTAATTACGTTTTTTAACAAGTTAGGTGATGGAAAATTCCTTGATGCTTCTATGGGCCATGCGGCTAATAATTATAGAATGGATATGACCACTAGAAATGGTGCGTTTGGTCATTCTGTAATGGTTATTGATACGATTCATGGAACACTTAACCTTGTTAAAGAACCACTGTTTAGGGGTATTGCGGCTGGTTTTATGTTAATGGCTGACATGAGTCAAGTCTCTTATCGTCCGTTGATTGGAAATGGAATTAACCGTGATACACAGGTTATGACTAACGTACAATCTGCTGATGAAGACTTGAGAAAAGACATGATTCTAACCGAAGCTGGTTTAGAAGTTAGTCTTTCCGAATCTCATGCTTTGTTTAACCTAGAACACGATTAAGGAGTTGAATGATGGCTAGAGGTTCAAGACTAAATAGTTCAAGTGGTAATTACGATGCTAAAGTTGGAGGAATGAGGCAGTTAACTGGCAGTATTACATTAACAAATGATGATTCTGGTAGTTTATTTGTTTTAAACTCTACTTCTGCATTAACAGTGACCCTTCCCACAGATGCTAACTGTGACATTGGGTGCCATTACAAGTTTATTGTGCAAACAACAAACGACAATGCGTACACAATATCAACAGGCGATAATGCTGACAGCGGCGGGGATGATTTCGTTGGTGGTGTAATATTAGCTTCTACAACAGCGGGTTACGGCTTTGCTGTTGTTCCAGCGGCTAATGACTGTAATATCATCTTAGATGGTAACTTAGCAGACACTGGCGGTGAAAAAGGTTCATGGGTAGACGTTACTAAAATCACAGCAGACGAATGGATGGTACAAGGCTGTGTTTATAGTGATGATGCTGATACAGATGGAACCGCACTGTTCACAGACACTGATTAATAATCCGAATACATAAGGATAACAGTTTTAGGTACTGTAGGGGTTGCCAATAAAAGGTAGCCCCTAAAACCTAAAAAAGATTAATTATGAATAAATGTATACACTGCAATAAGAAAAATAAAGATAACTGGTTCTATTGTCGGTCTTGCGGAAAGAAGGCTTCTGAAAGTAAATTTACTACTAATATGTGGATGACATCACAGATGGGGAAGAGAACAGATGTAGAATTATCAGTTCAATCTATTTCTGACAACACGGCTAAAATGAGAAAGAATTTAGGTTATGGCGGTTAAGAAAAAAGATCCAAAGTTAAAAAAAGCTGGTGTGACTGGGTTTAATAAACCGAAGCGCACCCCGGGTCATCCTAAAAAATCTCATGTGGTTGTTGCTAAAGTTGGCAAAACAACTAAATTAATTAGATTTGGTCAGCAAGGGGTTAAAGGTGCTGGCAAAAATCCAAAAAGTAAAAAAGATAAAGCTAGGCGTAAAAGTTATTATGCTAGGCATAACGCACAAGACCCCAATCCTAGTAAGTTATCAGCAAGGTATTGGAGTCATAAGGTAAAATGGTAATGAATAAAAAGGTAAAAGCCCCTACGGGTTATCACTGGATGAAAGCAGGTTCAGGATATAAACTTATGAAGAATCCTAGAGGTGGGTATAAGTCACATAAAGGTTCTTCCCTGATGGCAAGTTTTAAAGTGCAAATGACACATGGAACCGCAAAGAAAAAGAAGTAATGTCTTCTGCGAAACGCACCAAGGAGTCTATGTGGAAAAGGATTGTTGCTAGTGTTAAGGCAGGTAGTAAGGGTGGTCGATCCGGTCAATGGTCTGCTCGCAAAGCACAGTTGGCTACAGCTAGGTATAAAAAAGCAGGGGGTGGCTATAAGGGTAAAAAGTCATCCAGTAATAAACTTTCTAAATGGTCTAAACAAAAGTGGGATTATGTCAGTGAAGGAGATAAGAAAAAACCAAAATCAAAACGTGGTCGTTACCTACCTGAGTCAGTTAGGAAAAGTCTTAGTCCCAGTGAAAAAGCGGCTACAAATAAAAGAAAAAAGTCAGCTTCTGCTAAGGGAAAGCAAAAAGCAAAATACTCTAAGAAAATTGCACGCAAGGTAAGAAAGGCATAATATGGCTACATTAAAAGTAAAAATACAAGAAGATATTATTTTAGATAATCAAGACTACGGTTCAAAAAGAACATTTGAAGTTGCTAGTATTGATGAGATTTATAAAAGAATGATTACCGCTCCCGCATCAACAAGCACTACTATAGCAACATTTGCGGCGGCGGTTAGTACATCTGATGGTGCATTTGATGTGAATGATGTAAGGTATATTAGAATTACCAATACTGCAACTGCTAATCCAGTTACAGTGGCTTTAATCGGGGCCTCGGACAATGCTCAGTTTGTTTTAGAAGCTGGTAAAAGTTTAATGTTTGGCACTCCAGATGATTTTATGCTTGGCGAAACAGATACGACCCCAGCATTTTCTAGTTTAGAAGACTTAGCGGCAATTAAAGTTAATCCGGGTGGCAATGCGGTTGGGCTTGAATTGTTTATAGCGAGCGTTTAATGGCAACGTTTGAAGCACAAGTAGAAGCATTAACAAGTCTTGCGATAGATGGTAGCTCTGCCCCTACGCAAACGGAGCTTACTCAATTTCTTACAGATGGTGCCAAGGAAGTAATTAATAATATGCCTAGGAACCTACTTGCGCTTTGTGCCTCTGAAGTAAATTTTACATCTGGTAGCGCTAGCACTCTTAATACGGGAAAAATATTAAATGTATTTAGAAATGATGGAGACATTAAGCAACCATGTAGGGCTATACCACCACAAAATAGTGGTCGTGCTTCAGACCCAGATGAAATGTATTTTGCCACAATTACAGACCCGGTATATTTTATTAATAATAATGGATTAGATGTTTTGCCCGATGGTGGTAAGTGCACCTATTCAGAAGTGCAGTATCCGGCAGTGGCGTATGGTGATAGCGCAATAGCAGTTTTTCCGGATGAAGCAGAGCATCTTGTAGTTTTGTATGGTGCGATAAAATCATTACAAAATGTATTAGGTAGTAAGTCTTCCAATAGTGATATCACTACTGCATTAACTGCGATAAATACCGAATTAGATGAAACGCAAGCGGTGTGCGATTCAATTAATACAAATGTTGATTCAGCGGTTACTGAGTTAGTTGAGGCTAGATCAAATGTTGATACGGAGATTGATACTGCATTAGCGGCAGTTACCACAGCCTTAGGAAGGGTGAACACTGCGGTTGCTTTAGCGAATGCAGAATTTGATTTGGTAAATCCTGAAGTTGATTTAGCGAACACAAAAGTAGACGATGACGATATTGAAGTTGCTCAAGGTTATTTAGGGACAGCGCAAGGTTTTGCTAGTGCTGGTGCTAATTATATCCAAGAAGCCCAAGCTTCTTTAGCAGAGGCTCAGGGATATGCTAATGAAGTTTCTGCTCGATCTGGCCATGTGTCAACTCAGGTTTCTGTTTCACAGGGATACATCTCTGCGGCACAAGGATTTGCTAATGAGATTCAAACAAAAATAAATATTGTCAATGGCTACGTTAACGAAGTGCAGTCTAGATTGTCCGTAGATACTGCTCAATATTCTTTATATGAAAAACAACAAGCAAAGCTACAAGCGGATTACGACAAGGGATTAGCGGGGTTAAGATAATATGGCAATACACTCATTAACGGTAAAACAAATTATTAGCAGGGTTAGGCAGGTGTTCCCCAATGCTCCTGAAGCATATATTATATCTTTGATTAATGACGCTTTGAATGAGCTAGGTGAGTATTCACAAAAATCTATGTCTGCTAAAATTAACCTTGTTGCCGACCAAATGTTTTATGATATATCAGATCGCGCAACCGATTCATCTGATAATGAAATGGGAATTAATAAAATACATAGAGTAGATATTATGGATAGCGATGGTGATTATATTCGTATTCCAAGGGCGCTTCATGGGGAGCCTCTAGTTTTTGATATCTCTTCTGAATCAGCGATTGAGGAGCCTTCATAATGGCAAGTAATATTCAGTACCCTGAAGACAGGGTTGTATACTTTATACGTGGTAATCACTTAGGTATTATTACAACTTATGATTCTACTGGTGCAAGTAGAACCGACAGAAAAGCATATCAAGCTTTTGATCATGATGTTACTAATGGTTTGCTTTTGAATTATTATGGAAACCCAAAAAAGGTAGTATCTATTACAGAGACTCCAGATATTGATAACTTATTTCATTCTGCATTAGTGGACTATGTAAAGAAATGCTTATATATGGATAGAGCTGGCTCTGAGTCTGATGCTGGGAGAGCGCAGGTTGCTATGGGTATGATGACACAACATCAAAATAGATTTGATTTAGCAGTAAAGAAATATGGGACTAGAAAAAGAACAAAAGTTGGTGGGGCTAGAGCGGTTTCTGTTCCAGATTTTAAATAAGGAGGTTGTGTGATTGCTTATTTGCTACTAACTGAGGTAAGTTTTATTGTAATAAAATAACAAAAAAATGTATATCAGATAAGGAAGCATTCTCGCCTCGCAAGCTGGTATAAAACAATAGGGGAATATTATGGCAAATTTACAAAAATTCAGAGCGCATGAATCGCTTGCAGTTGAAACTGCTGGTGATTGGAAGGTTCAATCAACAGTTACTGCTGATTCAGATGGGGTAGCCGTGAATGTTAGTGGTTATCATCAAATTCATTTAATGTCAGATAATGATTTTTATTTTACATTTAATACTACTGGCGTAGACTCAGGAATTAGTACATCTAGAGACCTTTATCTAAAGGGTGGGGATACCATATACACATTAAAAGTTCCAAGTGGCTTGGGTAATACGGTGTATTTTATTATGGAAAGAAAAGGCAGTTCTGATGCGACTGTCAGAATAATTTTGGCATAGGAGGGAAATCATGGCTTTTATAACAACAACAGCAAATTCCATATCCTCAGGAGGCACAATATCTGGAGACCTGACCATATCAGGTGATTTAACCGTAACTGGTAGCGGTGGCGCAGTATTCGATGAAATAATTGAAGGTAGTTTACATATTAAAACTGCTAGTGCTGGTTCTATAGCAGATTTAGCATATGCTGATGATTTAGTTGTAGAGAATAGTTCTGGAGCTGGAATAGCTTTTAGAACCCCAGATGGCAATAGTGGCTCTATTGTTTGGCAGTCGCCTACTACGAACAATATTGCAAGAATATTTGGTGCGTATAATAGTGGTAATGAAATTTTAGCTTTTGAGACTGTTGGAACTGAGCGAATGGTTATTGATGATGATGGTCAAATCGGCATAGGTACTACTACTCCAGATGGTCTTTTAAATACTATAAAAGCTAGTGCAAGTCACTCAGTTAATCTTGATACTTTTAGTACAACTGTTGGGCACGGAGCTTCATTAAATCTTAGGCATACTAATCACGCAAGTAATGTAGCTGAAACAGCAGATACTACAGTTCTGGGTACTATTAATTTTAAAGGAGTAGATAGCGGCAGTAATTTTGATACTGGAGCTGGAATACAAGTAATTCAAGATGGCAGTGCTGGTACTAAAGTTCCTTCTAAAATGTATTTCTTTGTTTCTGATAATGATTCTACCAACACAGTAATGACGCTTACTCCTGAATCTATGGTTTCGTTAAGTAGTAACGATGGTGGAACAGGTAATACATTATTTGGTAAAAATGCAGGACTGGCTATTGCAAGTGGGGGAGCAAGTTCAGCTGAAGTTTCAGTATTAATTGGTGAAGAAGCAGGTAAGTCACTTACCGTTGGAAGATATAATACAATTACTGGGTATCATGCAGTACATGATGATGTTTATGGCGAGGAGACCACTGCCTACGGATATGCCGCTTTACACTCGCAAAATGTAAGCAGTAGCACTCGAACCTCGAGCTTAAACACAGGAATTGGAGCGGCGGCAGGGTATCACATTACTACAGGAATACAAAACACCCATGTAGGCTATGAAGCCGGTAAGGGAGATGCTAGTATTAAAAGTACAAACAATAATAATACGACTTTAGGGTATAGGGCAGGTACTTCAATTCGTGGTGACGGATTTGAAAATACCTGTCTTGGCTCAGAGGCAGGAGACGAACTTTTAGGTGCGACTCAAAATACAATTATTGGTTATCACGCTCAAGCAAGTGCAAATAACGCAGACAATCAAACTGTGATTGGTCATTCCGCAACTGGACAAGCAAATAATTCTGTTACGCTTGGTGATGCAAATGTCACTAGAGTTTATATGTCGCAAGATGGTGATGCTGAAATATATGCTAATGGGACTATTAATGATTCTGATAAGAGACTAAAAGAAAGTATTAACAATACTGATTTAGGCTTGAATTTTATAAATCAACTAAGACCAGTTTCTTATAAACTTAAAAAAGATAAGCATCCAAATAAACTAAAGTATGGAATCATTGCACAAGAGGTACAAGCAGTATTAAAGCAGACGAACAATTTAGATTTTGCAGGGATTATAGATAGTAATGAATTCTTAGGTGCTGACTATATACAGTTTATAGCACCGTTAATGAAAGCAGTACAAGAGTTGTCAGCAGAAATAGAAACATTAAAAGGTAAATTAAAGGGTAAATGATATGATATGTTCTAATTATACAGCATTAAAATCGGCAGGTAAGGCATCTATCACAAAAGAAACTGAAGATAGTGTTGATACTTATTACTTGACTCAAAAGCAATTTAACAGTCAAACAGGTGAGGCTCTTGCCGATATAAAGGTTGCGATTAGCCTTACTGAACTTGAGTCTGAAAAGGCAAGACAAGATATTCATATGTCAAGTTCTAAAGCTGAAAGTGATGAATTAGCACAAATGATAACAGATTTTAAAGCATTGTAACAAATAAACATAAGGAGTTAGTGATGGCTAAACAAAAAAAAGAAAAGCCAGTCTTAAACCTAGATGGAGAAGAATACATTATTGAAGATATGACTGATTCACAAAAAGAACTTGCAGTTCAGGTTGCATTAAACCAAGACCATGTAAGGGATGTCAAAAACAAGCTAAGTACAAATACTTTTGTAAGGCAACAATTAGTTGAATGTGAAAAAGTGTTTGTAGAGAAGTTTCAAAAAGGTTTAACAGATTTAAAAAAAGCTTTAGAGCCTAAGGAGGGTTAATTAAAGGTATGGTTGTAAGAAGGTCTAGTCAGGGTTATCGAATTAGGATACACAGAAACACCACTCCGGGTGCTACTCGCACAAAAACTTATGCAGATGGCTCTACGGAAACTTTAACCTACCCTACCTCTTATTCATATTTTGTAGATGTAGATGGGGAGGTTGTTAAAAGAAGTAATAGTTTTGAAACTATTGAAGAGTTTTATGTTGATGAGTGTGCAAAAAAATATGATAATGGTCATGGCAGATTAATAATAGGAGCGCATCATCTTATTAACGGGGTAGCGACTTCTCAATCTGATTACCCTACAGACTCAAATACTAAAGCAGAAATACAAGATTTTTATGATAAACGTGGAATATCTTATAGTTCAAGTGAAACCAAAGCGGAGTTGTTGTCAAGAATTATTATTAAAAATCAAAATACAAAATTAATGTATAAAACGTTATAACTAAACAGGAGGGTGTTAAATGAAGTATATCTTATCATTGTTTTTAATTAGTGTTAGCGCAGGAGGTGCGACTTCTTCTCCTGATGCTTTTTTTCATAAAAGTGATACATGCATTGTAGCAATGGATGATGTAAAGAAAAAGAAAAAGAAAGGTAAAAAGCTTACTGGGAAAGGTAAGAAGAAGAAGAAAGGATTCTTCTCAAAGGTGTTTGGCTCTAAATAACTAAATGAAAAAGAATATTAAAAAGCTCAAGAACAAAGACTTTGAAGTTGTTTATAAAAAAAATACATCTTACAATATTCCTGTTAAGTATCACAACCCTTAGTTGTAGCAATGGTTGGAGCATTGTTGGATTTGAGTTAACGCCACCGGATACTACAAATACAGTCTTCATTGAGATTGTGGATACCGATTCGGTTATGCACTATTACCATTATAAAATTTATACCACTTCAAATTGGTGTTATCTACATCAAAGGTTTGAAGATGTTTACAAGGCTCATGAGTAACGATGTCAAAACTGCTAGAAGTTATAGAGGAACTGTTGTTGATGATAATGCAGTTGTTTCTATTAATCTTAAGTGGCTTGGACAGGGTTTACTCCTTGTGGCATCGCTGGTATATGGATATGTACAGGTGGAAGGAAGAATTACCGAGCTTGAGAATAAAATGCTTACTGCAAATAAACAAATTGGGGATTTACTTGATAAACATATCGTGGAAGAGAGGTCTGAAAGAAAAGAGTTGGCAGAGAAAGTAGCTTTTTATGAAAAATCATTTAATATCAACCCCTTATCTTGGGGTAAGAAAAAGCGAAAATAGATGGATACGCAAACAATCTTAGATTCATATATGACACTTGGTGCTAGCGGGTTTTGTGTTGTATTTTTAGGGTATATGTTAGTAAATCTTACAAAAACAAACGCTTCTCAAAATGAAAGCCTAGATGATTTAGCAGTGAGTCAAGCTAAGGCAGAGGAGACGATTGCCAATGTAGAAGGAATCTTACTTAAGTTACTTGACAGGATACAAAGAGAGTCTGAGAACCAACAAGGAGCATCCTCAAGGAGGCATGAGGCCCTAATGAAAGAAGTGGATGACCTGTCAGATAAAATAAGTTACATGTCTGGCAGGCTTAATGGTGGAGGCAAGCATTGAGAAGTCCAGAAGATTTATATGGGATGATGGTAAAGCTAGATGAAAGGCAGAAGACTATATTTAACACATTGGTGAGAGTAGAAAAACACTTAGAAAGACTAAATGGGAAAGTGGCTGAACATGAAACAGACATAGCTAAAATGCAAGTCTGGGGTGGTGTAGCTGTTGTTACCTTTCCCTTAATCGTAAACATAATAATGAGGTTCATATAATGTTAGTAAAAATGATAGCAGATGAATTACTGTCCGACCAGACAGGTGATGAAATAATTGATGAAATTAATAAAGCTGTTGATATACCAATTATAAGCGAAAAAACGGAAAAAGCAATATTAGTAGCACTGTGGAAAGTGATTAAAGCTGTATTGTATAAAAAAATAGGTGCATAGTGCCTAAACGAATGTTAACCATTCGAGATTGGTCTGGGGGGATGAATAACCGTAAAGACCCTAGAGACATTGCACCAAATGAAAGCTCTGGCATTGTAAATATGTCTATTGATGCTTTGGGAAAAATCAAGACTGCTGGTGGTCTATATGCTCATTCAAAAGATACAGATGGTTCGGCTACTCTCCCTCAATATATTGTAGAGAGAGCGGCATCTATTGCGGGTGCTGGTGGCTATGGTTTGTTTTATTTTGAGGCTGATCAGGGTCGTGATGCAACATACACTATTACAGATACAAAACATCCCGGCAGTAGTAATGCTTTAGCCTTAGGCACTGGTGTAGGAAATATTAATTTTGTTGCTAATGCTGGATTTGGTTCTGAGGATGATGATGATGTACCCCCTGCGATTGGTGGTGGATAGTAGATGCCAGCTCCATTACAGCAACATATAAAATTAGTTGGCGGGGCCAACTCTGTTAATAGCACTATTTACACTTCTTCTCTAATTAAAATTGGTGATAATGTAAAAATCACTGGTTGCGGTGGTAATGATGGGGTATACACCGTAACAGATGTTGTAAGCACTCTTAATACAGGGGAGGCGTCCGGCACAACTTTTACAGACAATGTTCGATCAGCTAATATTGCAGATGAAGCGACTACGATTATTATGGATGGTGCTAATACAGCCCTTGTGGCTGGTCTATCTGTAAGTGGTGGAACTATTGGGTCTGATGTGTATATCACTTCCGTTACTCAAACCTCTGACCCTGCTACATTTGAAATTTCTAAAGAGCTAGATGGTGTATTGACAGGGGGGACTACGCTAACATTTGGAGATCAAGATATTTATTATGTCTTAAAGGGGAAGGTTATTTCAGCTCTGACATCAGGTGGAGACCCTGAAATTAGGGTGATTGGTCAGACCGGAGACAAGTTAATAGCTTTGGGCGATGTAGACAGTGCTAATGGAATAGATATATGGTCAAATAACGCTGTGTCTAATTACGCTACAAAAAATAGTGGTTGGCAGGCGGCTGAAATCAATCCTACTACTCGAGGTGACAATGCTAAGTATATGTATCTGTACGCAGATGGTACTTTGCGTGCTCGTGACGTTAATCCCGAAAACCAAACACGGATTAAGTGGTATGGATATATTCAAAGAACGCAATTCAACCTAGGCACTGGATTGGTTTTTGCAGAATGGCAAGAGCATCGAGTTGGTTTAAACTCACCTAGGCTTGCTGGTGCATTTACCTATTCCTTTGGTACGAGTGATGGCGATAGTCATACCAACTCACATGCTGGTAATTACTACGAACAACACGGTTCCGACCCTAAGAGGTATAGAGGGGTAGCAATACATAAACAAGGTAAGGTTGGTGGCACTAGATATGATGTTCATGTTAATGGTAACTTTACTGTTACGGCTGAACTTTTTAAATTTGATGATAATTCTAGCGTAGACCTTACCGAAACCGCTAGGGTTGGGGAGGTTATATCTATTAAGGAAGCGAGTGGTGGAGTTGGAGATTTGGGTGAATACCCAAAAGAGTTTTTATTTTGCAAAAAAGGACATAACTCCAAACTTGGCTCTGCGACATATCAACGTGCATACGGAGGAGCTTTGCCTGACGGAACAGCGCCTTTTGATTTTGCGGATAATGAATCGCCAATCATTGAAAGGGGTGTAGGTTGGAATATTGGTGTAACCGCAGTAGATGGAGGGTCTTGGGGTGCTGGCACATATGAATTTTATCAAACCTTTGTTTATGATAACAACCAAGAGTCTCTTCCTGTGCAATTTGGTAATGGCCTCGAGGTGATTGCGGCTTTTGAGGTTGAACTAGAAGACAATCAAGGATTTCAGATTTCTGTATATGCGGACTTAGCGTATAATGGCAGGATTACAGGCGGTAGGATATATGCAAAGCTTAAAGGTGGTGAGGGGGATTTAATCCTTGTTCAAGACTTAGACATTGTAAAGGGTGTACGACCCAACTTAATTGATAATCACTCTATGTGGAGTTATCAGACCGGAAAGGGCTATTATTATATTTCCACTTCCGCTAAAAACAAATCACCCAATCTTGACACATATGAAAGTATTAATGGTTTTAGCCCTGAGTTGGCTTTCTTAGGAGTAGGCGGTGAAAATGAGGGGTATCAAGCTGGGGTGATTGCTAACCGCAGAACGTTTATTGCTAACGTAAAAAAGCGTGCTAAGGGTGGAGAAGTAGAAAAGAAGGGCGATAGGATAATGTACAGTGAGATTGGAAAGTTTGATACGTTTTTGCCACAAAACACTGTAGATGTACCTATTACAGATTATGGTGAATACACTGCAATGGAGTATTACGCAGACCGACTTTTAGCATTTAAACATAATTTAATTCATGTAGTTAATATAGCGAGTCCCAGTCCTTTCAGTTGGTATTTAGAAGATACGATAAGGCATATTGGTGTTCAGTACCCGTTTAGTGTTACAAAAACCCCATATGGAATTGTCTGGGTGTCTGATGAGGGTTGTCATTTATATGATGGTTCTACTACTCGCAACTTATTAAATCGAAAAATAGCTATTAGTGTCTCTGCTTTTAGCGGTACTAATATTAATTGGAATACATGGTTTCGTGGTTCTGCACTTATTAAAGATATTATGATTGGTTACGATCCTATAAGTAATTCCCTTGTTATGATGAGGAGTCCTAATGATTCATCGACTAACTCCAATCAAGCTTTTATATATGATTTTGACAGTGGTGGGTGGGCCTACAATACAGGAATGTTTACGGATAGCGCCTACCACACTAATTTTATTACAGACTTTAACAACAACCTTTCTCTTGGAGTGTATGACGGTAGCTCTGACGTAGAATTTAAAAAAGTATTACCCGTAAGTCTTTCTCAAACCGGGCAAGAGTTTTACACTGCCGATATTGATTTTGGTGCACCGGGTCTTGTAAAAAAAATATACAAGGTGGTCGTTACGTTTATATCTGATGGCGCTGAAACAACCCCGTTTAGCTATGCGGTAGACGGCAAACAAAACTTTTCTGGAGATGGAGGCGGAACATTCACGGGCAACTTTGCTGACACATCAGGTAAGTGGGATGTGGTTACACTAACTCCGTCTTCTACTATCTCCTGCCAAAGTTTGCAAATTAAGTTTGCATCGCCTAGTACGGGAGTCTTTGAAATAAATGATATGAGCATTCAGTACAGGGTTATATCACAAAAAGAAGCTACTTGATGAAGTTAACACAGCGAGAATTAAGAAAGTTAATGAACAGTAAACAAGATACTGTAGAATTTCGTGGTACCCCATCTATGGACACGATGCTAGAAGGGCAGGTAGCTATTGAAAAAAAGTCTAATAGCCAATTAGCACTTTATAGAAAAAGATTTGGAAAGCTTTGGAAGGTGTATATGTCTGCTGATGGGAATCAAATTGTTGATAAAAAGCTTACCACTAATGCACTTGAGTACCAGAGGGAATTTATTGACTATCGTGTGTTTATGCACAATTTTACAGATGACATTGGTACTTCTACCATATATATTCCTTGGCAGGGAACAGGAGAGCAAACAGCAATGAATTCATCTACCTCTGCTTTTCTTACACCCTTTAATATGAGTTGTTACAAGATGTTGTTTAGGCCCGAAACATTATCTGCTGGCTCTGCTGACTTTACTTTTACACTTGTTAAGCAAGATGATGGTGATACAACTGTGGATACGGTAGCGACCTTTACTTACACTACAACCTTAGCTAGCGACACTCTTATTACTATTAATGAATCAGACTGGAACAATGCTCCAAAGGTAGAGGCTGGTGACAAGGTTGCAATCAACGTAGATGCGAGTACAGACCCATCAGGAGAGATAGACTGGTATGTAACATCTGTGTGGAGAGTAAAGGTGGTTATATGATAAAAGTTTTATTAAATTTAAAGGACTGATATTATGCGTTACAAACCTTCCAACATACAATCTAATAATTTATTCAGTATGATGCAGACCGGTGGTCGTGTTTCTAGAGGAAGAACCGCAGTTAGGAGGGTAATGCAAAGGCAGTTTGATCAAGCCCAATTAGAAAAAGCGCAAAGAGCAGAAGCTCGTAGGCAAAAAAGAGGTGGGTTGCTTGGTTCTATCGGCGGTTTAGCTGGTGGTTTACTTGGTTCAGCATTAGTAGCTACAACCGGGCCACTGGGACTAGCCCTTGCGACTGGATTGGGAACGGCGGGTGGTAGTTTACTTGGTCAAAAATTAGGTTATGGAAAGGGAAGAACTAAAGTAGATAGAAAAGGTACTGTGTATGCTCAAGATGCTTTTTCTGATGTGAGTCGTGCTGGGTCTGACTACCGCTCAGGCATGGGAGAAAGAGCATTGCAATCAGGGATTAAGGCTGGCCTACAGGCAGGGGTTGCTGGAGTAGGTAAAGGTCTCTACGGTAAGTTTGCAGGAAAGTTGCGCAAAGCTCCAACTGATGTTGTATCAAGTGTTGGTGATGTTGTATCAGATTCTGGTTCTATTTTAGGTACGGAAGCGGCATATCAACAATCCTTACCTAAGGCACTCGCCCTTGGGCAAAAAAACTTAATACCTCCGGGTGCAGGAGGGACAACACCTAACCTTCTTTCCAGAGCTATTGATCCTATTATAGACACATCAGCACCGTTGGCGTACACCCCAACAATTGTTACACCTACTAATGCTCAGGGTGTAAGAGTGGGAGTTCCTACGTATCAAGATGGTGGTTTTGTAAGTAGTTTGGGGTACGATGAAAACAACCCTATGGCAATCCGCTCCGATAGTGAAATGGACGCTGGTGGGTTTGCCTACTCTGGTGGCTTTGACAAGTCAAGCTTATTAGGTGATGAATATAACCTAACCCCAGCACAATTAAGATTGATTGCGGATGCAGATACAAGCCCAATAACTGAAATGGCCACTCAAAGTAGGCAGGCTCTGAGGAATTTATCTAGTCAACCAGCAATGGCTACAGCTCAGACTGGATTGGGATTGGGTGCGGCTACCTATCAAACTGGTCAACAAAGACAAGATATTCAAGAAGGTTTTGAAACGGGTGTAGAGAAATTTAGAGAAGATGTTAAATCTGATTTAGAAGGTCAAGTTGCTGAATTAATTGCTGGTGGTGCTGATATAGGCATGAAGGGTGAGGGTGGTATAGCGGAATATGCCACAGTACCATCTACATTACAGATATCTACTCAAAATGCTAGTATGCCGGGTCTCAATGCGCCTTCATTTGAGATAACAGTAGGTGGAGAACCGCACTACTGGTCTGCTAAGATGAATAGGTATATTGGTAAAGATTTGTGGAATACAATGATTATGGGGCCGGGGGGAGGCCCAAACTTTCATGGTAGTATGCAATCTTTTCAAGACTCTCAAACTGGTCAAATTGCATAATGGCTAACGGCCCTAGAAGTATATACAGTAGAAGGCAACGGATGGCTCCCGGGCAGTACGACACTAGCCTTGCAGACTTTTTGTCTAAATTGCCGGATTATTATGCTCAGCTTGAAGGTGTTAAACTGGCACGTGACAAGCAGGAGTTGGCAGAGACAAGGTATAGAGAGGAAAAAGACTTAGAGCAAACTCGTTATCAATACGCACTAGGCTTAGAGCAAACTCGTTACGATGAAAAAAAGAAGAAAGAAGATTATGAGAGAGCTTTAGAAGCGACTAAGGATTATGATTTTAAAGCTAAGTCACAAACAGCAAAAACTTTTAATCAGGATAAGGACGCAGAGTTATTTAATCGGTTAGCAGATGATCAAAATACAAACATGGTTGAGACTAGGAATATAGTAAGCCAAGTAATGAATTTACCTAGAGACGCCACCTATCATGACTGGGATGCAATAAACATTAGTCCGGAGCAAATAAATATTTTAAAAGAAAGAGACCCTTTTGCTTATGACAATTTGCTAAAGGCGAAAAATAAATATGATGAACAGAGAAAGACTGGCTTTCGTGAAATGTCTATAGAAGATAAGAGTGCGTTGCAGAGAGCGGAGAGAAATCTTGAGAAAGTACAGAGAGAGTTGATAGATGTTGCGCAAAGAACACCAACTATCAATACAGATAATAAGACATATCAAGACATATTAAAAGCGTTGCGTGCTACTGGTTTTAACCCAGATTCTGAAATGACTCAGTTAATGGGTCAACTTGATATGTTTCAAGGTAATATTGATGATATATACAATAAATATAGAGTTACCGCTCCACAGCCTCCAAATAACACTTCTAAGTCCGATATGGAGACAGTGTTAAAATTCAACCCTTTAGAATATGGGCCACCATTGCCTAACCCCGCAATAAATGATTTTACTTTTGAGACTCCGGGTGATGCCGCAAATAATAATGAACTCCTCATTGCTCAATATACGATGGCAACAGAGCCAGAAGATAGCGATGAGTACATAGAAGCGGAAGAGCGATTAAAATCTTTTGCGTCTTTGAAAGATACAGATATTGGAACTCCTAAACCAGAAATGGGGATTATAAAGGGTTTGCGAGAGCGCATGAGTGTTGCTGGTTTAGAAAGAGAACAGGAGGGAGAAGGTGGCCCTGCAAGGTTTGGCATTTCCCCTGAGGCAAGAGCGTTTAAACTGCCCCCTAAGAAAGATATGACTCCTGAGTATTTTGAGCGCACAGCAAGCCAAGCTGAGGAAGCTATCGCTCGGTCTGGAGCTGAAAAAAGTTTGCAGGTTGGAGGTTTACAAAACCCTGTGTATACACAGCAATATTATGGCAATAATATTGATGTGGCCATTGCCGCTGAAAACGCTAAACTTTCTAATAGGGATAAGATTGTTAACGAAATCAAATTGGCGGTAAAAGCGATGCCTAAAACAAAAAAATATCAAAAAATATTAACAAGGCTAAATCGTTTACTCAAGAATAATCCTGTTGGGGAAAGATATATAAGGTCAGGTGGAGGCACGAGGCTTACGTTGATAAAAAAAGGTTTGGACAAAATTGATTTTGAAGACCAACAGATTTTTGCAGACTTTCAAAATCAACAAGACCGAAATGTGGGGAGTAGGCCGGGGTTACTTGACCGGTTGATGAATGTCATTAACACAGAACAGGCTTTTGCTACACAGCCATAGTGTAAAATGGCTAATTCGTCAAGTCAATATTCTTACTATAGCAATCTTATTAATAGTCTATCTGGGGATTTAGACGACACTGCGATACAAAAAATACAGAACACTGGTGATTACCTAGAAGAAAAGTCTAGTTATGACAATAATTTATTCAATCCTTCATCATATTACGATGCTCTATTAGAGAAAAATAAAGAATATAAAACCTCAAAAGAAGATGAAGATTTATACGGGTTTATTCCCGGGGAATGGCTACCTGAATGGGTAAAAGCTGGCTACAATCAAAGCATTACTGGTTTAGCCGAACAAGTAGCAACTGGTGATGCTAGATTCAACCTTTCAAACTATGAACCCGGTATACTTGCAGATATTGGAGCTACGGTAATTTCTTTTTTGCAACCCTTAGATGTAGTTACAATGATAGGCACAGGTGGTGTTGGTGGTTTAGTAGCTAAGTCTGCGACTAAGGCGGCAGTAAAAAAAGCGGTGCAACAAGGAGTGGGAAAGGGTGTTGCGGTGAGCGATGATTTGGTTAAGTCTATACTTGGAGAAAATATTGTTTTGTCAACTGGTGCTTTTGCCGCAAAAAAACCAGTTACAGCAAAGGGCGGGTTCGGCTTTCGCCAAACTGTCAACCCCCTTAATGAAGCAAAAAAAAGGCTAACTCTTAATGGGGTACCTTCAAAAAAAGCTAATGATATTATAGATAGAGTTGCGCCAAAAGTTTTAAATCAAGCGTTTCAAGCGGCGGCTGTAGGAGGCTCTCAATTAGGTTTTTATAGTGGCTTACAATCAAGTCTTGGACAGATTGCAGACCCCGAACAAGAGTTTAATCTCTTAATGAATATTAAAAACGCATCTAAGGGAGTCGTTCTTGGTGCCGTTACTGGAGCCACTGGCCCGGTAGTGAAAACAGCGCTAAAGGGGCTAAGTCCTATCACACAAACTTTAGCATCTAAGGCCGTAGAAACTGTTGAATTTGGTACCTTAGCGCCCATTATGGAGGGTGAGCTACCTACCCCGGAAGATTATGCTCATGCGGCAGGCGTTATAGGTGCTCTAGGTGTCCAAAAATACGCTACTGGTAAAATTATAAAAGGGTATAAGAAAATTACACAAGCTAAGAAAGATGTGAAACTTGGTCTTGATGAGGGAGCAAGAATATTAGGTCAGATTGAAACTGAAATGAAAATACAGCCTAATGAAATTTTTGTTGCGAGAGATGGAACAAAGGTTAGAGATGTCCGTTTTGACACGAGGACAACTAAGAAAGAACAAAAAACAACGGGCATCGGAACAGAGAAGATTACCCTGACTGAAGACATAGTGAAGCTTAAAGACTTCGAGACTGGAAAAGAGTTAAATCCTATTAACTTTAGCACCTTTCAACAAAGGGGTTTTACTAGGGGTGGTAAAGGTAGTCCAGCAGACCTTACGAAAAGAAGAATCAATGGAATATTTAGTATTAAGAAAAACTTGAATATAAACGATGCTACTTTCATTAAAAGAGCAAACTCTGAGTATGTTTCTGGGAAGAGAGATATAAAAAGCACAAACCCTAGAGCAATAGTTAATAATATGACTCCTCTTGAGCAGTTAAAAATGTATAATCAAATGAGGCATGAGGCTCGAGTTATTGAATTAAGAGACAGGTTAAAAAACAAGGGTTGGGAAACAACAATGGTTCCTGATAAGCTGATGTCAGATTACCATAAAATAAAATTTCTTGATAGGTCTGGAAAGCGGTTGCAAACACAGTTTTCTGCGGATGTGCAAAAAAGAGTGAATGACGCAGATTCTAGGTATTTTACCTTATTAGGTCAGATGAGTCAAAGACTGACAGATTTAGGTTTAGAATCTTCTGGCATGGTAAAAGCAAAAGAAGTTATTAGCACTAAGGCTAGAGAAAAGGCGAAGGAAGAAGCTGTAGAGCTAGGCAGGAGATTGCAAGACTCAAGATATGGCAACCCGCAAAATAAAAACCTTCCCGGTTTTGAGCAGGTGCGAGAATATAGAAAGATTTTTGATGATATGTGGGATATAGCTCGTAGAGCAGGTGTAGATTTAGGGCCAAAAGAAGAATTTTATTTTCCTAGGATTGTTAAACAAGAGTATTTAAAGGCTCTTTCTGGAGATATAGCAAGGTTAAGAAATGAAAACCCTCAACTATTTACAGAGAATGCAATGTATAATAAGCCTGCTTTTCAAAAAGTAGTGGGTGATATAATTTTAGATGGGAAAATATCGGATAAGTCTTTAAATGCTATACATTCTTTGGCAGGAATTAAAAAGGGTATGAACAGAAAAGATGTTCCAGATTTTGATTTAAGGGTTTCAAAAGCGCTTCAACGTTTAAACAGCACTGTTAACACTCAATATTATAACGTAGCTAAAAATTTAGAAATAGCTAGGAAAGCAAAAGACTTACCAGAAATTATGCTTGAGACTGATGCTAGGGTGGTATTGGCTAAATATGCTCACCAGTGGGCGAGAAGAGTTTCAAGCGTTGAGCAGTTTGGAAATAAAGGTGAGTTTTGGGTGCAATCAATTAGTGGTTTGCGGGAACTGGCAAGCAATAATAAATACTCAGAAAAACAAAGAAAAGTTTTTACAGAAGAAGCAAATGTTCTTGATAAGATGTATAAGATATATACAAATAAAATAGAGCTTGACCCCTCCCACAACTGGGCAAACCCTACAGTTAGAAGAGTATGGAATGAGATAGTTGATTTTGAAATAGGAACAAAGATTGGTTTAGGATTTGCCACAGTGCCAAACTTGACTCAGTTATCTATTTCTACCGCTGTTAAAACTGGGTATTACCCAGTAATAAAAGGGATGTATAAACTAATGACATCTTCAGAATATAGAAAACTTATAAAACAATCTGGTGTCACGAATATATCTTTATATGAGTCCTTGGCGGGTCTGAAGCCTAGCGACACTTTTTTTAATCGATTTGCTGAGGGTGCAACATGGCTTTCTGGGTTTAAAAAAATAAATCAAATTAATCAATTAGTATCCTCTGCGGCGGCTAAAGAATGGATTGATATGCTACAACCCATAGCGCAGGGCAAGGGAACTGGAAAGTTTAAAGCGAGGAGAAATTGGGCTAGGGCAAATTTAAAAGATTTAGGTTTATTAAATATTAATAAAATAACTGATCGCCAAAAAACAGAATCTATGTATAGGTTTGCAAGAGATACACAGTTGCAAAGAAATATACTTCAAGAGCCGTTAGTGTTTAATGACCCAAGATTTAGGCCCTTCTTTTTATTTAAGAAGTTTGGATATAAGCAGTTTAACTGGATAAGGGGACAACTTGGAGATGAGCTCAGACGAGGCAATATTTTTCCTATGTTACGCCTAGCATCTGCTGGTTTATTTGGTGGTGAGTTTGTGTCATTGGCAAGAGATAAGTTAGCTAATTTTTGGGCTGGTGAAGAGGTGTATAACGAGAATGAACCTTTTTTAAATTTTGGAAATCTAAAAGATGTAGCATTTGGAGATAGACCTATTAATTCTTTATTAAATTCAGACCGCATGACTTGGGGGGATGTACTTGATCGTTTTGCATCAGTTGGCTCTTTTGGGGTAGCTATGGATATTGTAGCGGCTGAGAACACAATTAGGGCTTTGGAGTTTGCAGGTAAACCTGCTGTGGTGCAGGATTTTGATAAGATCTGGACAGCGATGTCTAAGACATGGGAAAACATTAAAGATTATGGTGGTATGGGAGCCTTACAACGAATGCCCAAATATATTGCTCCTGTTTTTGGAACTGTTCCCAGAAGGATTGCACAGCGATTCGAGACAGAAGGCCAGAGAAAGTCTTACGTGAAATACAGGAAAGGGATAACTCGTTCAAAAATCTTAGACTATATCATCGAAGGAGATTCTGTAAGAGCAACAAGGCTTATAGTTAATTGGAATAAATCATTCCCGGTAAATCCTATTTTATATGATGATATTGCAGTAGATCAAATCACTAAACATATCGTAAACAAAGCAAAAAAGAAAGCTAATCCCTAATCTTTGCCTTTGCCTCATTAGCCCATTCTGGAAACCCCTCTTCCTCCCAAAATACAGCAAGCCTTCTATAATAATTATTTAAAGTAATCATATTAGCTTGAAGTGATTTCATTAATTCATATAATTCTGTAGCTCTTTTACTTTCCATAGTTTGAGCTTCTTTTGGGAAATCATCTAAGATATCCATTACCCCCTCCTTCTAAGTTTCATTTCTAAATACTTTTGTTTTTGCTTTTTTAAAAATGTGCTTCGCTGACTTTTACTCATGGCAAGCCAACAGTCTGGTAAGTTAGAAACAAGTGTGTTGTACCCACCCGCAATACCACAAAATAGTTTTTGTTTTTTATCATATTGTTGTTTTTCTGGGTGATAATCTGATTTAGCACAAAAAGAACACACATTATTGATTTTGTTACAAATTTCAAACATGTACCTTAAAAAACCCCCTCTATATTCCCGTTTATCGCCGTAAAAAAAGTTTTTCGATATAACTATTGCCTAAATATTTAATATAGAATAAGGGGGTGTTAACCCCCTTATTATCAACCCAAGTTAAAAAGGGCTAGTCTTCTTTTTAAAAGGCTCCTTAAACTGTCCGGAAAGGTATCGTTGTCCATTATCGTCTTGATTGATCCATAAAGAGAAGTCTTTTTTCTCACCATTGACCATTCCGTTCCCGGTGTAGTCAGGCTTTTTATCGCCATCTTCTTTGTACTTGTTTTTCCACAGCTTAAATGTGCTGTCTTTTATTTTGTATTCGGCCATATTGCCTCCTGTTTATGAGATGGCTTAGTTGAGGTCTTTTTTAGCCAACCTATATTCATAGGGCATACAATTTTGATACCTTATGCCAAGCCATCTCGTTTGTTGTTTATTTTTTAATTCTAGTTGCCTCATCCTATGGTAAGCCGCACCTCTTTGCTTTACCCTATCTTGTTTTAACAATTTTTTATAAATCCCTATTAATGATTTTTTTTTCAATCTTCTATATCCTTTACTCATCCTGCCATCTCCTTCATAATTACCAATAAGTTAATGAAATACTCATAGTCTAAAACAATGTATGGTTTTCCCCTGTCCTCTCTAATCACCACACCCTCTTCTTGTTTTTCTGGTTTCATCCATTTAGCTATTTGCTTTCTGCGTTTACAACCATAATAATGTCCTTCAATTTCTATATCTCCTTGCTCGTGTTGTGCGCCACCCCTATCTCTGTTAAATGCTTCTAAACCTATACCCTTTGCCATCCTCACTGCTTGCCTTTGCAACTCTGCCCCTCTTTGCCTAGCTCTGCGACCACGTTTTACATTTTTAGGGTTTTTCATAGGGCTAACCTCATTCTACTCTTAACGTTTGTTTCCTTAACACTTCTACAGTTTGGGCATATCATAAACAATCTTTTAGAGTGTGACCAAGTTGTGTTATCACATGTACCACACTCATATAGATATTGTAAAATGTCCACACCGCCTTTCGTTAAAACTCTTGTAGTTTTACGCATCTCTTCTCACGTCTCCCTCTACGTTCTGAGGGCTGTCATCCCGATTGATTAACGCATCATTTTCCTTTTTTAGCATTTCACCTTCAATTCTTTTCATGTCTTTGAGCAAAGATTCATACCTACCACGATAGTTTGCCAATGAGGGAATATTCAAAGCCATTTTAAGCGCATTTACATGTAGTTGAACCTCATGCCTTGTGTATTTTATTGTTGCTGTACATATTATTTTTTTCATAGCAATTCATAACCTTTCTCAAGTGGTAGGTACGCATTGGCCCGATATGCAATACCACCATTGATTGTTTTTTGTGTTGTTGTTTTCCGAACCTCAAAATCAAATAAGAACTCCCCATGCTTATCTGTAATGTTCCAATACATTACTATCTTATCTTTGAGTAGATAAAGAAATCCTAAGAAGGGAACCCTTAACATTTCTGAAAGTTGCCTCCCATCCATAACCTTATCAAATGTAATAAGCCATGATCCATAGTCTTGTAATTCCATTAAACTCATATCTCTACACTTAGACTCAAAAACACCGGACAGGATATTGTTTTTAACAATAACTCCATCCACCTTTGCATCTGTGTACTTATTTGTTTCAAATAAATAAGAATTGTTTTTACCTTCTTTTTGTATATACTGACGTATCTTTTTTAACATCTCTTTTTCATACTCGAGTGATTTTTGGCCTTTTTTTGTTAAGATATCCATTAAAACGGTGCCTTAGATTCCTCAACTCGTTGTATTGTACGAGCCACTGGGTAAATAATTTCATCATCCAAATCACTCATAAACCTTTTTAAAAATACGTCAATTAAAACATTTTTATCTTGTATATCTTTAAGGTGGAGGAAGGGTAGTTGCCCACCCCTACCACCACCATTCCAGAGTCGCATAATAGAAAGGAACTTAGCAAAGCCCCAGTTTTTCTTATGCTCATATAGACATTCGTTTACTTTCTTATACCGAAATATACCATTATCTTTTACAATGCACGTGGCATACTCAGGGTGTTCTTTTGCGTTTATTTCATAATCGGGTTTGAACACATCTGCTACATACCTGCCAAACTTTACATTTTCAGATATCTTCATCCCGACTACCCTTGCCACGTACCTTCCGGCTGGCACAGTTCGTGCAAACTCATTGTCATCAAAAGGATAATATGCGTCTCCAAAATCTACCATATTTTAAAAGCTATTCATTTTCCCTATCTTTTGCAAACAAGCATCAAGGTTGTCAAGAGTGATGTTGCCCTGTTTCAATTGATACAACACTTTATTCTTGTCTTTTTGCCCTAAGCCAAAAACAGCCTTTTGAATAGCATTGTTAATATACTCTTCATCTGTTTCCTTAATAACCTCACCATCAAACGTCTTCACCACCTCTTCCACTACTTCCTTATCTGTCATTTCCTTACTTTTCTCTAACACTTCTTTTATACCATCATATCCATGTATAATAAACTGAACCCACTTCTCCATCGTTTTCATATTCCCGGGATTAAGCTCTTGACCCTGTTCAATGAAGGCTACTGCGACACCATGTCGTATCTTGCCCTCTGTTATCTTGTCCCAATCAGGTTGTTTTTGATCACTCATAGCTACTCTCCTTTACCTTTATTTATTGCATCCGCTATTTTATCTAAAGAACGAGACACAGCATATAGAGCATCGGGAATTGTATTATCCCCTCCATCGTTTCTTAGCCCATCCCATAAACTATGTGCTATTTTATCTAGCCCCTCCACTATATTATTACTACCCAATGATCCAGTCTCACGTTGAAACTGTTCAGCGAGGTAGGCAATAGAGTCAGCAATTTGATTTACTTTTTGATCGCTCATAGATCGTCTCCTTTTTCTTTTAACCCCCCACCGCAGACTTCATAGAAGTTGCAGTACTTTGGGTTACATTCCCATTTGTACACTGGAGCAACTCCCAACTCTATTGGTGGATTTCCTTTTTCAAATCTTTTATTCACATCTAACCAATACTGCTTTGCCTTATCTATGTAAGATGTCCTTATAACCTTTTCCTTCATCCTTGAATTGTCTTTATTGTAATATACTAACGCTAATTTTTTTAGTTTGTTCCCATATTCTTTTTCATACCACCAACCATATGTTCCAAGTTGTAGATAGTAGTTCTCTGGAAGGTTTGTGTCTGGTGTTCTTCCAAATAGACCCTTCCATTTCCAAGCGTTGCATGTTTTAATATCGTACAGCGCATTATCTTCTACCATTACCACATCTAAAAACCCCCTTACATTAACCTCTGGCAACTGAATCTCTCTCTCAATAAGTATCCGAGCACCATTTAAACTAGCGTACTCCATCAAAGATTCTTGAATATCTCCGTGTACAAGATCACCAAGTCTAAATAGTCGCAGGGCATTAACATCCACAGCGTTAGGCTTTACCTTAGCCACGTGCTGAAAATAGTGTTTACGCATACACATACCTGATGCAGACCCATGAAACCATTGCTCATGTCCATCGTACCTGCTTTTGTAATGCAACTCGTTACGTTTTTTTAACCATTGTTCATATATCTTTTGTATGTCTATCACACTAACCATCCTTTGCTATGTAAAGATGCAGGGTAAACCGAGATGCGTAGTTGTGAATAGGTCGGAAATAAGGAATAAGAAAAACCGACCAATGGCTTACCCTGCGTGGTATTTATTTTTTGTACCTCAATAGTTCGTAATCTCTTGAGAATAAGGTAATTTCTATGTATTTCCCATCCTCTGTTCTCACTACCATTGTTCTGTAGTATTTATTATTCTTGCTCATGGGGGACTCTAATGAGCTAGAATCTTCTACAGATACTGATGATACACCATGTATAGTAATATTCTGTACCTCACCTACTTGTACGTTCATAGTCTTCCTTTCCTTTTAGTTTAGTGGCCCACTTGTCTAGCTCGGTAAGTTCTCCTGCCTCCGCTCTTAAGACATGTTCTAGGGCACGTTCTAATCCACATATTTCAGCGTAGTAATAATCATTATTTGGATGATCATCCCAACGCTCTTCTACGTACTGAATATCTTTATTGATTCTGTACTTTAACTCGTTCAGTATACTGAACATCGTCATCTCCTTCTATATCGTATATATCTCCAATATCATATGTAATACCCGTATCAGGGTCATACATGATTGGTACCGTAACATGCCGTTCTCCATTATGGCCATGATACTCATACCTAATCTTAAGTGATTGTTGAAGCGTATTATTTATTACTGTTTTCATTTTCTACACCTATAACGACTAACACCATCTATAAGTTCCAAATTAGTTTCATATTCTTTTATCATTGTTTGTATTGTCCTGTAATAGTCATAGTCTTTATATGTTTTTATCTTATGACAGTTCCGACAACGAACTTCACACTTTTCAATTTCTCTTTTAATAGTGCTCCACTTATACCCATTCCTAACCATGTAGGAAACACCCTCCGTTCTATGAAACCTCTTCTTAACTCCTCTAACGTGATCAAACTCCAAAACCCGATGATCTCTTGACCCACAATCAACACATCCCTTAGCAAAATAAAGATATAAAACTTTTTCATAATTTTCATTTCTCAGTTTTTCCTTTCTTTCTTTTACCTGTTTAAGTCTTGTCTTTTTGTTTTTAGCATACCATTGTTTGTTGTGATACAGCCTCTGGCATTTTTTGCATTTGTACTGTCTGCCATCTGGCTTTTTCCTGTTGATGTAAAACTCTTTTTTGGGTTTTTCTTTTTTGCAACTAGCACATCTCTTTAGCATAACAACTACTTCTTAAGTTATTGATTGTTAAGTAAATATACCACTAAAATCTTAATTCTTCTTTCTCCTAAATATTTCTTTGGGACTTTCCTCCCACCACCAACCGTTGCCATGCTCCCTAAAGAGTTCTCCCCTATCCTTTAAATACTTTTTATCCTCTAGTACATCTCCATAACCATATGGCCAATTTGTCAGTGGCGATGAGAATGGAAACTTGTATTTTTTATTTTTTATTTTCATTACTTACCCCCTTCTCTCTCATTTGTTTCATCAGGATCTATATCAATCTCTAAATATTTTTCATCATCCATAACAAAATTAATCGCATCTTCTTTCAGGATGGACTTAGCCTCCTCAACTGACTCAGCTTCTACAAATCCACTTGCTGTTATTGTCCAATAATATTCTTTCACTACACATCTCCTTTTTTATAGGGGTGGGTTCCCCCACCCCGTTGTTTATGTTACGATTTGTATTTTTTAACATACCTTAAATGATTTTTTAACTCTGCGTATTCTTTCTTAACATCTTCATATGTTCTTTTAGCATCCATCAAAGTATACTTACTTACATTGGCCCTCAACTTAAGAAAGTCGAATGTCTCCTTTGCATCCTCAACAATCTCATCTTGATCGAATACATACAATTCCCACTCTAAGTCTTCAATGTAGTTTGCTACTGAGTCGTATCTAAGATTGTAAAACTGACCATCATGTAAGCTGGGTGCCTTATTTAATATGTTTTTTAGTTGTTTGTCCATTGTTATTCCTTTTTGTTTTGGCATTTTTATTTGTGCCGTTTACTCTTATACGCACCAAGTTTCAAAAAGTTCCAAATTATTTTTCTCCTCTATTGCATTTATTACACGATTTAATCTCTTTACCAAACTTAGGAAAGTTATCATAATAGATTGTTTTCTTCTCTTTGTGATTACCAGTTAATCTAGTTCTCTCCCAACATCTATTACATTTAGGACAAACCTTAATTGTTTTAT